ATGAATTGGGCAGATTGGGAATACGGACAAGATCACAATCATGTTGAAGATTCAAACTCAAATATTCAAAGTGATGCAGAATTTGCAGATATTCTTTGTACTTGGGCAGGTTCAGCAGATAACATTCTACATACCAGGGTAGACTTGTATGCTGAACAAGCCACCATAAAAATCAAGAAAGAGATCCTGATCAGTAATTCCATTGATGCCCATGAGCTCCTAGAATTAGATGCTAAGGTGAATACTTCTTTAGTAAATTCTGAAGATGCTAGAAGAAGTCTTTTAGACTTTGATAAATGGTATGCCAAGAATCAGATTGGCAAAAAAGAAGATTTCAGCAATGAGCTATTGCACTTAAGAATGGTTGTTGACCTTGCAAGATTCCTGGCGGATAAGTGCAACATACTTGATGTTGATGGCATACATTCAGACTCTTTTCCAACTGCTTCTGATCTCACTTTATTACACCCAGATGGTACACTTGTTTTCATAGATATCACATCCCAGGAAGCACTTGATGGGAAACTTGCAGTACTAGGAAATCAAGCTTCAGTGATTAATTATGAGGAAGGTGTCATGGTGGTATGCATGCAATATATCAAGCAAGGATTACCCCCTTTAGAATGCCCTCGTACCAGTGATAAATTTTGGGCAGATGGAGCAGAGAAAGTGGTTGACATATTAAGTGGATTGATTGTGAGTTCTGATAATTCTGAGCTTGAATTACTTAGAGATCAATTGAAAGATATCATGTCTCCTTGCATAGCACGAATTCTACCAAAAAATGATGAAAATCACAATGATCTTGATAAACTCAAGCAAGTCACCGAAGAAGCTTATGCTGCATTATTATTAGAGTTAGGTATTGATCCCAAAATTGATGAAAAAGACAAAAAGGATAAATTAAGGGATATCATATGTGGTAAAGGTGAGGACTTGGTTCTTGGCTACACAAGATTCATGGAGAAGATGAGGAAGGTTGACAATTTGGCACCTGACGCAAAGAAATTCATATATGGTGATATAGATAGATTACTTTGTCTTACAAAGTTGAGGGGCATACAAATGAAGCCACCTGTCAGTCTTGGTTCTCTTAGTCAAGATGTGAAATTTATTGATCATCAAGTTGATTACATGTTCTGGGTTTGTAAAACTGCCAATGAATTGTATTCAAATGAGGAGGCACCAATGAGAGAAGCTCTCGTTTTCTCAAAAGATGGGTCCATTAATGTGATACAAGGACTTAGCGATTACAAGAT